GCATCCCCGACCACGCCACGATGCGACATTGGACCAAACAGGTGTTCGGGTTCTTCCTGCGGTTTGGCTATCGGCTGCACAATCGGGGGACCTGGCGGTAAGGGTTCCTGGGTGCAGTCGGGACCGTGGAGCAGGCAAGGTTCGTAATGCTGCTCCACCGCTTCAACCTTTTCGCCCACGTCGTCGGAGCCGAGGACATCGTTCAAGGCTTCCATAAGTTCTGCGAACGTGGTGCCCGTAAACGGCTTGTAAAGGACCTGGATATTGGTAATTTCAACCATACCCTTGTCGGCTTTCTTTTCGTCATAGGAAAGCCCGAAGACAGGGAAATCCCTGTGCTTTACCTTGCTGCCGTCTTCGGCAGTGGTGCCCTTGACATCTGCCTTATAGTTGGCACGGGCGAAATAACGCAACTGCTTGGATTCTTTTTTAGTAATGAGCATAGGCTTACACTCCAATGTTTCCGTAAATGTAGAATGGTCCCGTAAGTTTCTTCAATCGGGCATTTGCGACTTCAAAATACTTCGGGTCTTTTTCAAATCCAATAAACTTTCGTTTTTCCTGGACGGCTGCGACAGCGGTGGTGCCACTGCCCATACAATTATCCAGGACCACATCGCCAGGGTTAGTGAACGTGCGGATTAGGTAGCGGAGCAGTTCCACGGGCTTCTGCGTCGGGTGCAGGACGGTGGATTCGTGTTCACGCTGAATAGTGATAATGCTTCGGGGAAGTTTCTTGCCTTCGGGCACCGTCGCTTCAACACGCTTAACGCTGTCGTAGGTTCTGCCCACGTAGTCACGACCGAAATCCTTTTTGGGCGGTTCGCTCAAATTCAAATGTGCCCCGTAGCAATTATTCGTCTGCTTGTGGGGACCGCTTCCACGGGAATGATTGAGTGGACCATCTTCATACTGCGGATTGTAGGTCGGCAGGGTCTTGTAGAACACGGCAATATCTTCGTGGCAACGCATAGGCATTCGGTTGGCGTTAAGGAAACCCGTGACCCTGCACTTGTCCCAAACCAGGTTATATCGCCACAACTTTTCGTTGCTCAACATAAGTTTGGCAGTAAACATTCCCTGGCAGAACAACAGGATAGCCCCGTTATCCTTGATTATGCGTTCATATTGTTCCCACAAAGGTTCAAAGGGGATAATCCTGTCCCATTGGGCGTTCGGGTTATCCTTGTGCAGAACTTCATAGGGCAAGTCACAAATGATAGCGTCAATGCTGCCGTCGGGGATTTCTTTCATACCCTCCAGGCAATCCATATTGTAAATTCGGTTTAGGTCCATACTATAAATATAGCAGTTTAGCGTTAATCGTGATACGGGACAGCGAACCACCACTTAACGGGAACCTGGATGCACTTCCCGATATGCGGGGCAAAGACGCTGAAACGTTTTGTGAAAAAATCAAAGTAGCCCGTGCAGGGTTCGGAGCAGCCCTCAATGATTACCAGGTAGGATAACGGCTTCGGGTCCAATTCACTAGGGCGAACGTCCTTAAACTTATGCCAAACTCCGAACATAGGCTAGTCCTTGTTTACAATGATTGTGGGCTGACGGCTTGTCGTGATTTGGGCGGGGTTTCGCCCGTAATAGTATTGCAGGCGAATCTTTTTAAGGTGCTTATGGACCTTGTGATAGACCCACTGCCAAATAACCATCCAATCTTTCGGGATATGCTTCACGCACTTTGCGTTCTTGTCAGTGACAATATCCCCATTCACGTCGTAGAACGTTTTCGTATCTATCAATTCAAGTTTGTGGTGCAAATGCAGCATAGCCTTTGCGTAGCGTTCCCGCATAGCAAAAAACGCCATCTTGTGTTCAAAGTTGACCTTTTCCTGGTGGCGTTCCAGGTCGTCAATCCGTTCCTTAAACACGGATGCCTGGTCTAGCAGTTTGCCTGCAAGTTCCAGGTGCGTGTCAAGGGCTTCTGCGAAATCTTTCGGTATAGGCATAGCAACCCCCTTTAAGCGTCTTCTTCATTGATAATCGTAATGGATTCAATACGTTCAACGTCACGCTGTTGGAAAATCTTTTCAAAGAGTTTAGCCCTGTTTTCAGCCATACATTCCACCGTGTAGGCTTCACGCTTCACGCTTGCGGGGCGGTTCTGCGTGGCTTCAAACTTGTGGCAATCAATGAGGACATAAGTATAGTATTTCACTACCGCCCCCTATTCAAACAGACCCACTTCTGCCATAGCGTCCGTGACCAACTTGACCTGGTAGGCATAATTGTAGCCCTCCAGGGTCACGGTGGCGTGGCGGTTGCCGTTGCCGACGTGAAGCAGAAGAATGGGGCTTCTAGTGAAGTAGAAGTTCCAATGAGTGAGTTCGCCCACTTCGGTCTGTTCGGTCCAACGTTCGGGCTTCCACCCCATCGTCTGCATAAGGTCTGCGACGAACAGGATAATGGGCTTGTTCACGTCGCAAAACGGAGCGACAATCTTGTTAGTGATTTCAGCAAGTTCGGGCGTAATCTTCATTTGAATATCCTCGGTTAAATGTGGTTTTCCTTGACGAAATCGCTTTGGGTAGTGACAGCCCAGGCGATATGGTTCACGTCGTCCAACAGGGTTTCCTTGTCGTCCATACGGCAGGGTTCCCTAAAATCCTTGATAGGCGTTCCGTTAAGGGTGCAGTCGCCCAGGTCGCATTCGGTAATCCCGTTCTTGTGGATAGCCCAGGCACTAAACTCCCAACACAGCGTAAAGATATTGTAGGAAGCCTGGACGTAGAACGCAGCGTTGTGCTTCGTCGGGTGCATATACCACTTCTTGAGCAACTTGCCGTTCGTGACGTATTTAAGAATCGTTTGCTTTGCCATAGTGGGGACCTCCTTTACACAGCAGCCTTGCGGGGGGCGAGCATTTCCAGGACCATATCGTGAAATTCAACTTCCGTCACGCAGACGAAATCAAGTCCCATAGAACCCTTCAAGTTGCGGACGATTTCGTTGGCGGTGGAAACGACATAGGAACACGGGGTATCGCCCTGGTTGATTTCGCAGCCGTTGGGGGTGGCTCTTACGAAAGTAGAAACCCTGGGGCTACGTCCACCGAAGCCGTCGTCAGTGACGGGCACCACCACGAACCTGTCGGTGCGGGCGGTCTTCTTTGCAGCACAATGAGCATTGTAGCGGTCTGCGAGTTTTTCGGTGTAGGTCTTTTCCATTTGGCTATCCTCGGTTGGGGTGGTTGTCTTTCCTTTACACCTATAATATAACAAAATACCTGCCGATTGTCAACAGGTATTGTTAAAATAATATGTTATATTTTGCTTACATACAGCAAATGTCACGTCGGGTAAGCGGGCGACCGCAGACGGGGCAGGCTACACCCTCCAAATCGCTGTAAGCGTCGTCCAGGTAATCGTTGCAATCGGAAATCGTGGATTTCGCACTGCTGTAATTCCGTATGGAGCGGACCAGGGTTTCAAAATCCTTTTCGGTCCACTTGCACGGCTTCGGAGCCTTGAGTTTGGAAATCTTGTCAAGGGCGGTGCTTGCGGAACCCAGGATTTCAGTGACTTCTTCGTAGTTTCGGATAGACTGCACAAGCGGACGCAAGCGACCCTCCCACTTGCACGGCTTCGGTTCCTGCAAGTCGTCCAGGGCGTTCAATACGGACCTGCACCTGCGATAGTTGGACACGACTTTCCCGTATTTTTCAATAGAACCCGACAGGGCTTCAAGTTCCTTTTCGGTATGCTTGGGCGGTTTCGGGAACACCAGGGCGTTCAACTTTTCCAGGGCGGGGTTCACACGTGCGAGAACACGGCAGGTGCCCACGTAGTTGTTGCAGATTTCAAGTTCCTTTTCCAAGCCCTTAATCACTGCGGACTTGTCCCCGTTTTCAAGCCAATCGGGGATTTCGGGATAGTTCTTGATAGCCGTGTAATCGGAAATGGTGCGGTTGAGTGCTTCCAACTTACGGGTAAGTTCTTCAATCTTCGGCTGCGTAGCCTGTGCCTTTTCATACAGGGCTTCGGCTTCCTTTACCCAACTGAAAGACCCGACGGACTTTTCCAGGCTTTCAACGGTTTCCTTTGCCGTGTTTACCAGGTCGGACGTGTCGGCAACCTTACGCTTTGCGAGCGTTAAAATGCCGTCCACGCATTCAAGCCCCGCAAGTTCGTTCAAGTATTTGGACGCTTCGCCAGGTGTCGTGGCGAGCAGGAATGGTGCGTCAAACTGCTTCTGCACCGAAGCGTCTGCCAGGTTGAACAACTTCGTGACCGCTTCGGGCACGTCTGTTCGGAGTGCTTCGTAAATCGTGTCGTCAACGATATAGCCGTTGAACGTGTTGGAACGCTTGCGTTCTACAACGTGCCCGTCCACAACGATAGTGACGGACGTGTATTCGTCGTCCTTGAAAGTGAAACCCTTTTTGGTTTTCTTCTGTGCCCAATAGGACACAAAGTCGTGCGGAGCATCATTGAACAGGACCCAATAGAATGCACGTAGAACGGCTGTCTTTCCGTGGTTGGAACCACCCTGCAATACGGTGGAACGCCCAAGGTCCAATTCCAGGTCCTTGTGGCATTGGAAATTATGCAATTTAATCTTCGTTATCATAATAGTATATAGTCGGATAGCGTTTATTGTTGCTGCTGTGCAAGCGATTCAATGACCTGCCTTGCACAATCCACGCAGTAAAGGACCTTTTTGGCGGTCTTGCCGTCAACTGTCAGTTCGGCTGCTACCCCGTAGCCGTCGGGGACGGGTTTCTTGCACTGCTCGCACAGCCTGGTCTTTTTAGACGTAGTAGAAGTCATAAGGTTCCTCGCATTGAAATCTATGGTTTGGTCCGTGCCCCCGTAATCCGCTACGCAAACAAGAACTGCACATCCAAAAGCACAGCGTCGTCTTTTCGTCCAGGGTAATTTCCACCTTGGATGCTTGACCTAGCGGGATAGGCTTCTTGCACTTGTTACAGAAACTTTTCAAGTATTGAATCATACGCCCTGCACAAATTCTTGAAGTTCCTGCTGACAGGATTCGCACAGGGTTATTTCAACCCACGTCTGCAAGGCTTCCTTGTGTTCTTCCCCGCTATCACGGTTGAGCGTCACTAGGGTTCCCCCGTAGGCGATTCGGTTGGTATAAACACCCTGCCCTTTTTGGCAGCGGGAACATTCCTTGTAAGTATCACCCCTTGGCACAGGAATAGTCCTTATAACGCAGTTCGTCGTAAGCCTTGTCAAAGTCCCCGCCATACTTTTCCAGGGTAGCCTTGCACACTGCAAGCCCCTTTTCCGTCTTGCTACGCAGCAGGTTCACTTTTTCGGCAGTCACGCCCGACTTGCTGTCAAATTCGGCAGGGTTCACCATCGTGTTAGGGAACACCCTATGCAGTGCCGTGTAGTAGGCGGTCTTGAGGTATTCGGGGATTTTATCGTCGTCCACGCATTCGGGACAATCCACACGGGGGAAATCCGCAACACAGGCGGTAGGGACGGAGTAGATACATTTCTTGCTGTCTTCGCTGCCACCCAGGACTTCAATGATTGCATCAATCACGCTTTCAGCACAGAACTTCTTGCCGAAGTTCCCGAAGCCGTAGCGAACAGCCTTTTCGCTAATAGCCTGGTGTTCCACAATCACAATAGAATAGGTAGTGCCGAACACCTTTTCGTTCTGCCTAATCTGTTCGGTGCTAGGCTCATAGACACCCTCCACGCCATAGACAAGATTGCTGACGGTGGGTGCGAACGGGTTGTCCTTGCCCGTGATGAATACGATACCCGACACGTTGAAAATCCCGTTGTCGTTGCAGGGCTTGTCCAGGACGCTTACAGGCGGGTCGTAGTCTTCTGCATTCGTGGCACGGGGCTGCAAGAATCCGTCCTTTAACGCCCTGCCAATCGCAACCGTGTAGGGGTGCAGTTGCAGCCATTCTTTGAGTTGCCTGCAAGTCGCCATAATGCTGTCTGCGTCTTCAATGGGGACTTCGGCACAATGGTCGTAAGTGGCACCGCTGCGGGTCAGCACACGGTTAATCGGAACACGGGGGTCATACGACAGGACTTCTGTGACGTATTGGACGACGGGAACTTCATTAGGCGGTGCGTCTTTCCACACAAGCATAGTCTTGTGGTCTTCAAACTGCACGGGCTTGTCGCTAATGAACTCCGTAATTGGCAGACCCTTGTAATCAAGAACGTTAGACATAGAACCTCATTGGTTGTTAATGCAAAGGAACAGCATTCCTGCTGCCCCTATAATGAACGCTAGAACATACTGCAAAATCTTGACAATCACTTGACCTGTTCCTTGGGCAAGAGGCGTTCCCTGGTTTCGGGGAAGCGACTAACCAGGTAGCCACGCAGCATAGCGTAGTAAACCTGGTAAAGTCCCTGGGCGGGTCCATAGATATGGGTGTCCACCTGGAGGAACCCGCAGAAGAACGGCAGCAGCGGATTGTCTGCATAGCGTTCAACAGGGCGGTTGGACGTGTATTCGTCCATACACGGGAACGCAACAAACGGGCGGTCCGACATAGTGACGACACACAAGGCGGTCTTCTTGTAGGAAAAGGTAAACTTCGTTGCGGTTTTCTTCTTTTCAACCTTTTCAGTGCAACCCAAAAGTTTCGTAAGGCTGCGGGCGAAGTCTGCCAGGTAGTTGAATTGTTCTTCGGAGCAATCCATCAAACTTTCAAGCAAGCCCTGGGGCTTCTTATTACGCAGGCGTTCAAGCATACACTTGCCCAACTGCGTGACCTTATAGCCCCACGGGTCCGTGTCTTTCTTTGTCTTTGCGGGCGGTTCCTTGGCTTCAATAGCCTTGCGACGCTCCACGCTCTTTTCAAGAGCCTTGCGACGTTCTGCAATTTTATCAAAGACAGACTTGAATTTAGGCTTTTCGTCTTTTGCGGTTTTCTGTTTTTTGGTAGCCATTATTTTTCCTCGGTTTAAGTGAAACTCTATAAGAGTAGGTCTGCCCATCTTCTGTGCAGCAGCCCGCTACAAAATTAAACGCTTCTGCGTCCTGTTCAAGTCCTGCGTCAACCTGCGGTTTTACAAGTTTCAGCAGTTCCGTTTTAGACAAGGTGCTGCTTTCGGCAGACACCTGTAAAACTACTGTAAACGATTTTTCATAAGTTATTTCAGCCATCTAACCATTCGCTTTCGGGCATAACACGCAAGTGTTTCTTGACTTCGGTAATAAACACGTCGTCGCCCAGGTTGTTCTTCTTTATGAAGTTTGCGTGTTCCGACGCACCCTTGAAGTCCCCGAACGTCGCAGTGAAGTTTTCGTGGGATTCACGGTCATACCAGGTTACGTTATACTCATTAACTACGTTTTCCATTTCTGTTTTCCTTATCTTAAAGTGGTAAGGCTAAAATAACAAAAATGCCGTTAAAATGAATACTCTTTGTCAGCGTTAATATCGGTTCCCGCCACGTCGCCCACCATAAGCACTTGAACGCCTATCTTGTCCACAAGCGTGGAAATGACCTGTCCAAGTTCCTTGCGGGGCTTGACGACTTCGCCATCACGCAAATGCCCGAAGGGTTCGTCAAGCAGAAGGAACGGACGCTTGCCTGCAAGACGCAGACAGCCGACACGCAGGGCGAAACTCACGGAATCCACAAGACCGCCACCCGAAGAATCCAACGGGTCCAATTCTGCGACACCCTTGCAGATACGAAATTCAGCGTCCACCTTGCCACGCTTCGGGACAAAGTTCACCGTAAATTCGTAGCCAGGGAACAAAAGGTCCAGGCAATTCTGCACGGACTTTTGAACAGCGTCTTTAAGTTGGTCCTGCGTCTTGGACGCAACGTCCTGCAAGAGAGCCAGGGCTTTCTTTTGGTTGTCGCAGTCGGACTGCAAGTCGTCCAACTTCTTGCGGTTGGTCTTCAAGGACTTTTCCGCTATGTCAAGTTGGGCACGACCCGACACGACTTTCTTGTGAAATTCTTCCAGGGAAAGCGACATTACACACCCGCTTCGGTAAGAAGTTTGTCGGCAGCGTCAAGATATTCTTCCTGGGCAGCACGATTGTCTTCTAGTTCCTTTTCAATCTTGTCTTTGAGTTCTTCGGCTTCTTCAAGAGTGGAAACGTTGTAGTCACGCTGCCACGTTTCTTCAATAGCCTTTTTCTTGCCCTCGGCTTCGGAACGTTCGTTCTTGAGGCGGTCAATACGGGCTTTGACATTTTCAATATCTACTTTTGCCATTTTCGGTTTTCCTTTTTGGTTCTACTTGTAATATAGTCTTACGGCTACTTTTTTTCTTCGGGGATATACGAATCAAGAATGTCCTGCGTCGCTTGACGCACAGCCTTGTTCTTTTCCTCGTTAAGAGCAGCCTGCACGTTGGCGATAAAGTCCAGGTGCGGGACTTCAAAATCCTGCAAGCCTTCCAGGTAGGTTTCAAGTTCCTGGCGGGATTCACGCTTGGGGTCGGGGTGGACCTTGCCAAACTTTTTGAGCGGGACTTCAATCACGGACAAATCGGACGTGTCAAGAATGTAGCAACGGGGCTTGTAGTCTTCCATATCCGAAGCCTGGATATTCAAGCAGCCACAGGTCACAACAGACGTGTCGTTAAAATTCTTGATATATCCGTGGTGGTAGTCGCCCGTGATAATCAGCGGGGCGTTGGAACGCTGCAAGAGTTCTTCGGCTATCACGCCAATGTTCGTAATCGGCTTGCCGTCCTTGTCGTGCGGGCGGGAATTGTTGTCGGGGAACACAAGTTCGTGGACGCACCAAATTTCGCATTCGGGTATCTTTTCGGGGTCGGTCCCGAACGGGTATGCCTGCAAGCGGGTATTCACGCTTTCGTGGTTTACCAAATCAATCCACGAATCGGTTTTCAGTTCCGTCACGTTCCCCAGGGAAAAGATAGCACCGATAGTGGACTTGCTCACGTTTTCGTAGGCGTGGTGCAGCATATCGTGGTTGCCGACCAGGACACGCACGGGGGTCGGGGCGAATCCGCTCAACAGGGTCAATGCCTGGTTGGTCGCTTCGGTAGAAGTGCGGGCACGATGGAACAGGTCGCCCAGGACCCACACTTCGTCGCAAAGGTTCTCTTTTACGATAGGATAAAGTTGTTCAACCGACTGTCGCTGTTCTTCAAGCCAATTATCGGGGTCAACACGGCACGACGGGGCATCGCCACGCAGGTGCCAATCCGCTGTAAGCAAAACACGCATTATCGCAGTTCCTTTTTATAAAAGTCTTCTTCGCTGTCCATTACTTCCACAGGCGTAATGCAGTAGCCGTTTCCCTTGGGGACGTTGCCTACCGTGACCTGTTCGGACTTTTCCTTTTCAGCCTTGAACGATTCTGCCAACTTCTTCGTGGAGCAGAACCATTCCTTACGGAACAGGTTGTTTCCACGAACACCGCTGCTTTCAGTAATCTTGTAGATAGTCTTCATAAGGGTATTCCTTTATCCTGCGTTGAATGAAGCCAGGATAACTATTGCTTCCTTGTCGGTTTCCAGGTCGGTATAGCCGACCGCTGTGATTTCTTCAACTTTCTGCCAACGCCCAATATCAAAGTTGTAGTCGTATTGAACACGCTCGCTTTTGCCCTTGTAGTCCCCGTCCTGGGTGTCCCTGTCAAACACCTTGTCTTCCAACAAGAGTTGTTCCAACTTCTTCCTGGATTCGCAGGCTATAACGGCAGCGTCGTAGGTGTCGTAATCTACGTGATTGAGTTTAACTAGGTAAAGTCGCATAGTAAATAAAAAGCCCCGCCCATCTCCCGCACTTTAGACAACCACGACCGAGGATTAGGAAATAGGGCGGGGCAAAATCCTTAAAAGTTTTCCAACCGCCTGCTAATTCGGGTTTGGGCTATCTTTGCACACTGCAAGGCGTTCTTGAAATCTTCGTCGTTAAGGATTTCGTAAGCCTGGTAGTTGTGCCCGTCTAGGTGGGTCCTAAACTTCCCGTCACGAATACAGGTGGAACATAAGGGGTATGCCAACCTTACAGGGCTGACATCGCTAATTTTCCCGTCTTTGGTAAATCTAGCAAATAATCCGTCAATGCACAAGGTATCGTGGTCGGTATTGTCATATATTCCGACATTTTCTACGAAAACAATCCCGTCGTTAATGCCGTTGTCAAGGTGGTAAGCCTTGCCTTTAAGTTGAGCCTGCATATCACGGACACGGCTTTCCCAGGTCGGCTTGATGCAGGTGGCATTGACAATGACCTGCTGAATTTCCTGGACCATCTTGGATGCGGATGAAAGCGTGTATCGCTTTCCTACAAACTTGTTGAGGACCTTCGGCAATTCGGCAGCAAGATACTGCTCGCAGGTGGGTTTCTTCGGCTTTGTCCGTTTGAGTCTAACTTTTGTCATTGTAGCAGACCCTCCAGGATTGTGCAGATTACGATTGTCAGCACCATACAGCCAAAGATTAAGGCGAGAAGTTGGTATTTTTCGGCAGACTGCAAGGCTTTCGTGTAAGCCTGGTGCGTAGAACGCAGCATACAACGCAGGTCACTTACCTGCTGCCTCGCTGCGTCAAGTTCGGTGGGTGCGTCGGTGCTATTCAAGTAGCACTCAACGTCCATCACTGTCAATTCGGTCTTTTCTAATTCGTCCATCGTGGTTGTAAACTCCTACACTACCTATATAGTCGGGTAGCGTCAAATTTCAATATCGGAGTCCACGGTTAATCCGCTGAAAGCACGGCACACCTTTTCGGACAGGTTCCACAGCGGGGATAGTTCTGCCCCGTCGTAGTTAATCATATAGGATTCAAGGGCGTTGGTGTTCGGGTAGTCTTCTTTGAACTGCCCCGCTGCCTTTGCGACAGCGTAAGCGTCCTTGCGGTCGGCAAATCGGTAGTTGCCGTCCACGGACTTGACTACGAACCCGTAGCATTCGGGCAGGGTCTTGATAATGAAGCCGTGTTCCTTGCGGGCTTCCATAATGTAGCCCAGGGCGGTATTGTGACTTTCAGCCACGGAAAACGGGTGTTTGAAGTCGGGATAGAACCCGACGAACGGGGATATTACTTTTTCCATACACTTAATCCTCGGTGGAATGGTTGAACGTAAGAATAATATAACTAAATACCTACCCGCAGTCAACAGGGCTTATTAAAATTTTTGTTTACAATTTGCTTACATACTTGCTAAACAATAGGTATTTTGTTATATTATGGGTATGACAGAACCACAGACCGATATTTCGGGTATGCTCGCTATGCTGCCCGAAGACAAGCAAAAACTTTACATTAACACGCTCTATGCAATAGCCAGGACAGCGGTTGAAGCCCGCTGCGGTGCCCTGCGTATTGCGGACCTGGAAATCCTGCAATCGCTTGAAGACGAAAGCAACGCCCGATTTGAAGAATGGATTTTCCGTTGACCGCCAAAATAAGTTATATTTCCTATTAAACAACTAACAGGACACTATTATGTCAAAATTAAAAATTAGACTTCACGAAACACGCCAAGCACACAAGACTGAAGGGGACGAACTCATTCAGCGTATTACAAGCATTATACCTGTCAACGAACCGTGGGATAGCCTTACAAAGCAGCGGATAAACGGGTGGATGGACACCGCTATGTTTAATGCGTTAGGCACAGACTACAAATATGTAAGTGGGCACGTTGGCGACGAGGACGAATTACGATACGACCTTGACGTGGAATATAATGGCTGCACAGTGACGCTTCGTGCCTTTGGTGGGAACTATGCAACCTATATGGACGTTTTTGTTTACTATGAAGGTGGCAAGAACGGCTATGGAACTGCCTATGGTCCCGAAAATGGCTTGGAAACCCTTGACAACTTGAAAGAAGTCATTGATGACTTGTGTGAAAAAGCCAAGGCAGACGCAGACGCATAAGGACCCAAACTATGCCGAAACTTAAAATAAAATTGCACGAATCCCACGGGTCTATGAAAGTATGGGCTGTCACGTTTGACAGCGAAGACCAGGCATCCGAAGAAGACTACTATCTTCGTGACGGGTGGGGCAGCGAACTCAACACTGCCGTTTCGGGCAACGTCCTTTACGTTGACGGGGACAAAGCCGAAAAAATCTTAAAGGATTGGTTCCCTGGTCGGGAAATCCAGGTCGTTGCAGCACCGAGGGACGTGGAACAAATGCTTCTCGGCAACTACACCGAATCCCTGGAAGAAAGCAAGAAGAAAGAAGACGCTGCCTGGGAACCGACCGTCAAGAAAATTAAGGACTTGAAGAAAGACGAGTTCTTTACCCTTAAACCGATTGAATACCCGAAAGAATCCCAGGTGTGGGTCTTTGACGGCTACGACAGGTCCGACAGAACCTATTGTGCCATAAAATTCAGTGACATTGGCGACAGCCGTTGCTTCAAAGGCGATAAAGAAGTATATACGGGGTTCACGTTCTAATGCAGTCAATCTACGTTCCAAAATACGACATTCACTATCGGATAAATCCGAAAAACCCCTGCGAATTGCAGTGGTCCAAGAAGCCGTTTGGTCCTATGACTGCGTGGCAAAAAGCCTTTACGTTCACTAAACCCATTAGGGCTTTGGATATTGACGACGACACCCAACAGGGCGTTGTGGTTTTGAATGACAGTTCCACTTACGTCGGTTCGGGCGTAAGGGTATGGGGTAGAAAGTATTACACTGCGGGTTCCCGCCTGTATAGTCTGTATGCCATTGGAGAAAGCAAAATGAAATCCAAAATGAAAATCCGTGTTCACGAAAAGATTACCGACGACGGAGTTATACACAATGTTCCGTTGCATAAAAGGGCTATCAAAGATATGCTCAAAGATATGCACGACGAAGACGATACGGAAAACAAATATAACCCCAACGACCCCATAGTAGTCAATGACTATTTGAACGATACAGCGATTGTAACCGTTGAATGGGTGCTTACTCATTTGGGCGAGGATAAAAAGGACAAAATCGCTGAATTACAGAAACAGGGTATGTCTAATGTTGACATTGCTACGGAACTTGATTTGTTAGGCTATGACCCCGTTATTTGGTGCTATGAAGACAAGGACGGAACTCTTGCTAATGTTGTATGGAGGCATTGGGTAGAATGAACCGAATGACAATCAAACTTCACGAAAAGAAGGGTGCCGTTGACTTGGACGCTATGATGACGGAGTTCAAGCAAGCCCTGGGCAGCAACTACAAGTTGAACGCCCGCAGCGAAAGCACCAATTACGGGCAGCAGCAGTTGGTTGTGTCCGTCCCTGGTGTCGGCAGTTTCTTCTGTGCTTACGAATTGGTTTACAATGGTGGCAAGTTCAACGTTCGGACCTGGGAAGCCGACTCCGAATTTGAGCGTGACTGCGACTTTGACCTTTACAAGAAACTACAATCAATCTTCTACCGCTACTGCGACAGCAAGGAATAACCCTTGAACATTGACGACTACCCAAAACCGATAACCATTGACGGACTAGCCCCGTTGCACCGCAAGCGTAATACAGCGGGAACGAAAGAACTTTGCTGTATCTGCCACTCCCGAAAGACATACCGCTACATTGGTGGAAAACCCGTGTGCAGTTATTGTTCGGGCACGGAACAGGCAGAACGAATGGGTCCGTCCTGGAAAAGCAAAGTCATTAGAGCAAACGAGCAAGAGGCAGCGTATGGCACTTAAAATTAGAGTTCACGAAAACGCAGGCGACGTGTTTAACCCGCCCGACAAACTGAATCAGTCGTGGTTGTGGATGACCCCTGCCCTAGAAGTGCTTAAAGGCGAAATTCCTGGCGACAAGGAAAAAGCACTTGCTGTCCTCACGTATTGGCGTGGGTATTTTACCGTAGCATTCAAGCGGACGGGTCACTATTATCCGTTTGCCGTGAACATTGGCAAGTGCGGGGATGAAGAAGAAGCAATCCGCAAGGCTAAAAAACAGGCAGACAAAAAGTGTGTCTATGACATAGACGATTCTGTTGCTCCGTCGGTTGAAAGAACCCTTTACGACGCAGAAGAACTACCTGCCGAATACCATAAATACGCCCCGAAGGACTAATCTATGCCTAAAAATCTTGACGACATAAACTTTTTGAAAGACAGGCATTCGCTTAACGTGATTACCCGTCTAGCCGACACACAGGTGTATGTCGCCTTGAAGCATAGTATCACAATCGTGGGCTACAATGCCGAAGTTTACCTGCCCGTCATTTCCGAGGGGACTGAAAACTTCCCGATTGTGGACCGTGGCGACCGCTCCATTTACAGCGGTATGCCCCTGGAAGGTGCCTACAACCAGGAAGACAGGACGGGTAGTGTGTATAACGAAAAGGACCACGAATACCGCTACAAGGAAGAACCCGACTTTATCGCCCGTATCGCATTCCTGGACCCGCAGGAACAGCCTGTTATCCGTGGGACTGAAATGTTCCTGGACGAAGAAAACACGGCTTACACGCTCAAAAATACAAGCGGTCATAGGGACTACTGCCCAGGTGATATTGTCTTACATTCCAAGTTGCTTGTGCATTATGGGGACGAAGACTTGTCGTATTTTGTCAAGAACATTAGGACGCTCCGCAACCCGAACGCCAAAAAAGAGAACGAAGAATCGCTCATTTACCTGGACCTGGTGTTGCACGTGTAAATAGGAATTGTTATTTTAAGAGTGTATAATCAAAAACCCTTTAATGAGGATTACTTCTATGATACGGGACTTAATACCTGGCAAAGCAAGGAACAACTCCGATTCCTACCTGGAAGACATTATCACCGACGCTGCCGAAAAGGTAGATATGGCTTACAGCGGTCTTCGTGATATTCTTGACGAAGACGCAAGCGACAGCATTGTAGGGACCATTGACCGCCTTAACGACGGACCCGAAAAAGAAGAAATGCTGAAGCAGTTGGACCGCATTAACGGCATTTGCGACGAACTTAACGACGCAAACAACGCTATCGGGGCTATTTCCGAAGAAATAGGTAGCACCTACGCCTATGAGAATACCATTGAAGCGTGGAAGGACATTGTGTTGGCAGCACTCCCTGGTAATTGCTCCGCTGCGTTTGCTGCTGACGTTGAAGAAGCGTTGGCAAAGTTCACAAGCGTTTACTAATAAGCGAGGATTCAAGTATGAGTTTGAAAATCAAGGTAAGAGAATCTTCTTACGCAGGCGGTAAGGGCTTTCCGAAACAGAATGGCACCTACATTATCACTGTAAAAGACCGTCGCCCTGGACTTCACAAAGGTCCGTATTCCGTCAAGGCACGTTGGTCTAATCACGCAATGGATTGGATTATTGAAGACCAGGACGAAATATCGCAGTTAGGTAGCGATACCGAAGTGCTTGACTACAAGCCGTTCAACCAAAAGGAATATGACAGCCTCCGTGAACAGGAACAGGTCCGTGACCTGGGTTCCGTCCGCAGAAAAGAGCCGTTCAACATTCCTACTGCAAAGCGTGGCGAAGCCTATTACTCCCAGGGTAATCGTGACGGACGCAAATACGCCCCGATGAAGACCCAAGAATCGTTCCCGAACCGTGCAGCGTTCCTGTCATACAAGAAGGGCTACAACGAAGCCCTGGACGGCATTTACGAAGAAACGGGCGACCAGGAATTTGACAAGGAAGTTAAGGACCTTAAATCCAAGTCGGATATGGGTAGTCTTGTGAACGCCTTGGACGGAATGACCGACGAACAACTTGCCCTGCTTGAAAAGGGCTTTGGCGACGGGGAATATGCCGACAAGATGGACACCACCACTATGAATATCAAGGCAAAGGACTTGCACCCGACGCAGAACGAAATTGACGTTGGCAAGTCGCTGTCTTACCAGGTAAGCGGTAAGAACCCCGAACAGGTCAAGCAAATCCTGGATGGCGGTCCTGTAACCGTCAATCTGCCGTTGGTGGTCTATGACTACAACGGAACGTATTACATTGTGGACGGGCACCACAGGTGGTCCCAGGTATTCCTGTTGAACCCGAACTGCGAAATTGACAGCCTTGTGTTCAAGAACTCCGCAGGCGATACCGCCCAGGACCCCGCAGATATGCTGCGTGATTTCCAGGGTGCAATCGCTATCGCCAACGATGGTGAAGTTCCGCAAAGCACCGTGGCACCTGGTATGAATATGTTTGATTGGTCGTCCGACCAACTCCGTGAATACCTTGACAAGAATATCCAGGACGGAATGGTTTCTGCCTACCAGGATTTCTACAACTCCGAACTTGACAAGGACGATATTGAAAACTCCATTATCGGTAATGCGGGTTTAATGAAGAAGTCCAACAAGCCCATTAAGAACGCCCCTAGCCGTGCTGTTATGCCACAGACCGACACGGGTGTGAAGAAGACGGGTGTCGCAGGCATTGAAATCGCAAAGAAGGGTATGACCGACCTTTAAGGGAGAATGACGTATGAAAAAGTTCAACTGCTCTATGCAAAAAAAGATTGAATCTTTCAAGAAATCCGAAAGTTCTAAAACCGCTGCTCGCAGCAATAAGAAAAACGAAGGTCCTGGTGCGGGCTATACCGTCACTATTAAGGAAATGACGATTGCTGCGGAACCGCAGATTACCTACGACGAAGCCAAGAACGTGTTCAAGGTAGTCGCACCTGTTGAATATGAAGCAGACGCAGAAGGCTACGATTGGAGTTCTGCTTACATTATCAATGAACTTATGGGTATGGACGAAGGCACATTCCCGTATAATCCGTTCAAGGGCGAACTTGAATTGGAAATTACTAACGACGAAAGCGTGTGGAACGAAATTGACGGTGCTGCTTTTGACGATGCCGAAAATCCGACCATTGACGAAAAACTTGATGTCCTGCATAGTGCTTTCTACAAGGACAAAAAGTTTGACGACTTTTCCGAAAACTATGGCGGTGGTTGGAGCCATTCCAAATACACGGACGTTGCACAACTTGTGGCTACCCCCGATTGGTATGGCGACTTTGAAATTGACTTCGCTACAACCACCGACTTCAACGGCACGTTGACTATTGACGAATACTTCTTGCAGGATTTTGAAGTCGCACACAACTACAATGCTAATCGTTATGAACTTGTAGAAGCCATTAAGAAGTATATTTCCGACAAGGGTCTTGAACCGTCCTGGGATGAAGACAGCATTTATGACTATGTTGCCCCGTATGTCACTGACAATGTAACCGACGAATACGTTAAGGAAACGTTGCAGGAAATGATTGATAGCGGTCTTGAATTTTACAACCAGGAACGTGACCCTGTTGAAATAGACCTTACCTAGTCAACCTACAAGGATATTGCCAATGCCACACAAAGCGTTCCTTAAAAAGAAATCGCTGCTTGACAGGTTCAAGGACGACCACAAGGCGACAGGCTTTATTCAGTCTGCCCGTGCGGAACATACCTGGCACAATCCACTGACAAGGTATAAGCGAACAAAGGAACTCAACGGGTGGATTAAGTCTTTCGCAGGAAAGAACCATATTCACAAGTTGGCAAGGTTCAACGCTATGCAGGCGGGGAAGTATGAAGACTTCGCAGACGGGGTTAAGTGCCTACGCTACGGGTCTTCATTTGAACTTCCCGACGGCAAGATTATCACGTCATTGGATAAGGCTATACGTTGCAGACGTAGCGGGGCATTTACCGTATATATCACGGGTTGGGTTGAGAACGGGTCTAACGACCCTAGCGGTGCCAAATACACTGTTTTCTTTGACAGCGGTAAGTTCTCGGATTATTTCCTTACGGACAATATCCAAGACCTGCCCAACTACCAAACAAACGGACCGATACCATCGGACAATGACGTTATAAGGAAATACTCTATGAAGAATGAAACATTTGAAGATGCGTCTTACGCACCTTACAACTTATGTTTTACATTCAATATCCCCGACGACTTGTCCGACAGGGTTATTGAACTAGCCAAGGACGATAGCAACGTGTTCGCACGTGTCTATGACGGGTCCACGGATATTTTCGTCAATACAAACGAAGACCTTGTTAAGTTCCTTATTGAAGGCAGTTTCACTGCTGACGAAACCGACAAGATTATTGACAAGTTCCGTTATGCTACCGTGGATTGCTACCGCAGTAGAATTAAACCCGAAGAAATAAAGTCCTGGGCAGACAAGTGGGGTGTTCGCACGAACGCCCGTGAGTATATGAATTTCAGCGGACCCGATACGGTTACAGAAGTGACGCTTTACAAGAATTTTGAAGACGTGCTTATGACCCTTGGGGACTGCGGATTTTAACAAAAGGTAGTTTATGGCTTTGAAAATCAAAATAAAAGAAACAAAGTTTGACCCGTCGCAGTATGACTTCTTCCAGGCGAGTTATACGCTTGACGGGAACGACCGCACAAAGAAGACAAACGGTATCGTTGACGCAAGCGGGACCCTGGATATGGCACAGCGACACGGAGCCACCAACCTTAAATTGGTCGGTGTAAAGGACGGCAAGGAAACCGATATTCCGCTGAAATCCGTCGGCATTTCCGAACATAAGAACGAGGCTATGTCCTTGAAGGGTTTCCTGGAAGCCCTTGAAGAAAAACTTGTGAAGCAGTTTGACCTTGACGAAGACGAAGTGAAGAACTACCTGGATTCTCACACCCAGGAAATGCAGGAACTTCTTGACGACAAGGAACTTTCTCTTAAAGAAAAAGTTCTGTTTGTCCGTGGCGAAATCACGGGCGAAAAAGACGAATCCAAGAAATCCGAAAGCGTTGAAGACGATTGCAAGCGGACCGCCCACGACATTCTTAACTATATCAAGAAAGCCACGGGCTACAAGAATAGTTATCTTGTTAGGGTTTCCGTAAACGACGACGAAGATGACTTCTACATTAAGTATAACCTTGGGACCAACGGCAACAACTACATTCTGTATGCAGGCGTAACCGATTACTCCATTACGGACCTTAAAGGCGAAAACACCTACGTTGAGGGTTCCACCGATTTGAGCGGTGCTATGACCCGTGACTTGGACGCTTTCTGCGAACAGATTAAGAGTCCGAAAAAGGAATCCAAGGAACCCGCAGACGAAAAGTTGGGCTACGAAAAAGGTCACAAAAATTCCAAGGGCGAAGACGCTCCCTGGGTCATTCGCTCCCACGAAGACAACCGCATTCTTGCGTCGTTCGCAAAGAAGAAAGACGCAGAGGAGCATTTGAAGCGTATGAAGCAGTATAGCAAACAGGAAAGCAAGTCCGCTGACGAACTTGACAAGTATATCAAGGACGTAAAGTCCTTGCTCAAATCCAAGTATGGTATGGACTTCAACGACAAGGACACCTGCCGTCTTAACGTCGGTTGGATGGAAAAGTTGGACGCTATGTTCTACCAGGGTAAACCCGTTGAAGATGGTGCAAAGGAAGTCGCAGCATTCTGTGGCTACAACAAGGACGAATCCAAGCAGTCCGAAGCGAACGGACCTTTTGACGCACCTATCAAGGATTGGTATATGGGTGCATACAAGGAAGACGACCTGGGCGACAGGCTCAACGGAACGTTCAAGGGTGCCCTTCAAACCTTGATGCGTGGCGACGACATTTACGACTACATTGGTGTAGGCGACTCCCTTATTCGTGAACGCCTGTTTAGCAAACTTGCAGCAATGATTGACGTTGACTACGACGAAATCTACAACGTGTGGCTTAACGAGGGTGCTGCGAGCAACGAACTGACTGCCAAACTTAACAAGATTGGCATAAAGCGAACCAGGACTATCCCGCCCACTATCAAGGACAAGGTGAAAAGACTAGGTAGGGGCGTATTACCCCCGAAAATCGTAAAGGTTAAGGGCGAATCCAAGAAATCCGAACGCCTGTTCAATAAAGCCGAAATGGAAAAAATCGCATTGTCCGAAGCGTCTAGCCTTGACAACTACCGCAGCGACGTTATTTCCGAACTTGTGGTGTCGTTCCATTATGGCGAAGACGGGGCAACCAAACTAGCCGACAAACACAGCGACACCATAAATGACGCTTACGTTGAGGGCGAATTGCTCCCGTATGAAACGGCAAGGCTAATCGCCCGTCAAGACGGAAACGGCTACGCCAACGAAAGCAAGCAATCCAAATCCAAGAAATCCGAAAGCAAGAAATCCGAAGTCCACCTGGAATTGATTGACACAATCATTGTTCCGAAGTGGCTGTGGGAAGCCTACAATTTCGGTAATGAATACGGTGAAGACCTGGACGAACACGAACAGAACATTCTTTCGGAGTTCCAGGAAAAGTATTCCGATTGCCACCTGGACGACGAAAGCGAAGAAGCCTATTTCAGCAGCAACAATGACTTTGATAGTTATGGTGGGCTGTGCTTCACCGTCAAGGTGTATAAGGAAAAGTAATTCTCTTGTTGAGAAGCATAGTAAGGCTCCCGTCCGCAAGGGCGGGTGTCTTTTGCTATTGACCGATTGCAGATAATTTGTTAGATTATAGGTATGGATAATCAGCCCGCCACCATATCGCAAAATGAACTAGACGCTATCAAAGCCCGTCTTAACCGCAAAATGCTCAACATTACGGAGTATTCCATAGACGGAATGGAAGCCCTTTTGCATTCTATGGACGACATAGACAACGCCATAGCCCAAAAGGTAAACCTGGACGATGCGTCTGTCCGTGAACTCATAGACCTGTCAAAGCAGCGTAATGAATCGTTTAGGGTCCGATTGGATTTTATGAAAGCCCTGTCGGGTCACACCGTAGATACGTCCAACGTTGACGTGGAAAAGCCCGCAGAAAAGATTGACACGACCACGATTTCCGAAGACGACGCAGAACGTATCAAGGCTGAAATCCTAAAACGTGGTGGGGGAGCCGTTCCCAACGTCCAGGAAGCCGAAATAGTCAAATAGCATTTTTGTAAGAAATTATTTTAACAATACCTATTGACAATCAATAGGTATTTTGTTATATTGTAGGTGTAAACAACCACGAGGTATGACAATGAAATTCACGAAAAAGGCTTTCCGCTACGCTCTTAAACACAACGACCAAACCCAGGTTTGGTATTTGGCTACGCTCTATTACCGCAGACAGCCCGTCCGTGAAGAAGTCCAGGACTTGATTTACAGAATGGCAGATTGTGAGCGGGACCGTGCCAAGGGTCAAAGAATGGCATACGAATCGCTGCGTAAGGACAGCATTAGGACCAAAATGGCGATTGCCTGGAACAATCGTGGTGCCTACCGTCAGTATGACATTCACTATTTCCGCAAGACCGCCCTGGAAATGCTCCGCAGGCTCTATGACGAACCGCTGTCTTCCCACACGAAGATACCTATGTTCGGGCACACGCACCTTTATTTCTGCTCCCCCGCCTACAAGTTCCACGACTATAACAAGGTCTGCACCTGCCTTTTGAACGGACCCCTGGCTAACGATAAGAACGGCAACCGCTACGACCCGCAGGCTGCGTGGTGCGGTAAGGTCCTGGAACTTGGGGAACGCATCTATAACAAGAAGTGTTCCGAATGTAAGTAATTCGTAAGAAATTATTTTAAGAATACCTATTGACAGATGATAGGTATTTTGTTATATTATCGGTGTAAAGGAAAGACAACCACTTCAACCGAGGATAGCACCAATGGAACTCAAAAGGACCTACATTAGAACCGACAGGAACGGCACGAAGTATTATGACGTGACATTCCAATGTGATTGGTGCAGTGGCAGGGGCATTCGCCCACAATATATGCACGTCCACGGGGGCGTATGCTTCTACTGCGACGGAACGGGTGTTCATAACCGTCAAGTCAAGGAATACACGGCAGAATACGCAGCCAAGTTGGAAGCCAAACACGCTGCGAAGCAGGCTGCTTTCGCTGCGAAGCAGGAAGCCGAACGTCAAGCCTGGAACCCGCTTGATGCCGTAAAAAAGCAGGGCTTTGGCGAAGTTATGGGCATTGTCGTGGACGCAAAGACGGGCAAGCCCGTGGAACGCCACGAAAAGGGCAGCAGTTGGCTCTATTTCACGGCAAAGTGCAAGAACATTTGGGACCTGTATTTCACGGACCTGGATAACCCCGTTATCGCAGAAGACAAGAACTTCCAGGTCGTGCCGATGCCCTGGAACGAAGTGTTCGTCCCGAACTACACCGCTATGGCGTTGCAGTATAACGAAAATATCTTGCAGACGTTCCTGGACAACCACTACTACGGCTACCCGCAGTGCCCCAAGAGCAACGCTATCGGCACGGTTGGCGAACGTGTGAGCCTTGACGTGACCCTCAAGGAAATCAAGTCCTGCGACACGTTCTACGGCATCAAATACTACTACACGTTCCAGGACCGCAACTTCAACCTGCTCCGTTGGGACACAAGCAAGGACCTGGAAATGGAAGTCGGGACCGCTGTGAAACTGACGGGGACCATCACGAAGCACGAATCCGACTGCTACGGCTCTTACACCTACGTCAACCGCTGCAAGATTGCATAACCGAGGATAACACTATGGCATCCGTCCACTACCGATTATTCAAGACTTTTAGGGTCCACCTTAACAGGGTGTTCCGTGACCGCTGCGGTATCTGCAAATACCGCACGTTCAAGCCCTACGACCCGCTCCCGATGGAACCCTCCAAGTTCGTTTCCAGGCTCTATCAATACTATTGGGAGCCGAACCACCATTGGAACGGGGGTCATTTGAGTCAGTTGTATTTTAGGATTGTTTACAAGCCTGCCGAAAAGGTGTGCCTGGTGCTTTACTACTTCAACGACGAACACTACGGAACTAGGTCCTGGTTCAATCGGGAAGTGCCCTTTAACTATGTCAAGTGGTGCATAAAGAAAGACCCTAACGAACTGCTCCGTATCGTGTTCCCGTTCTTCAAGGGAAAGCGGTTGCCCGAACGTATGGAAACCCCGTTTGACGCACACTGCGACAAGTTCGCCAAAGAACTAGCCAACTCCGAAGCAGCGTCCAACGAACACAAGACCCATATCACCTACTCCGAATGGAAGTTGGCTCAAAGAAAAGCGGTGTTAAAGGTCATAAAGGTGGTAAAGGCTCGCCAGGGCGACAAGCCCACCGCTGCCGAATTTGACGCACGTGTGGAACTGCTCAAATCGTTCAACACCCTGCACTACCTAGTCACGCATCCGAACTCAAAGCAGATTTGCGAAGAAATGGCTATCAAGATACGGCAGGCACAGGACCGCTGCGAATACAAGGCGAACCTAATGCTTGACCGATGGTAAACTAAAAATAAGGAAAAGGTAATAAAATGGACCCATTTAAGAACTATCTTGAAAAACTCCAATTTTCGGGCTGTCCCTGGAAGCCCAAGAACTATCTTAACACCAAAACCGTGACCTTGTATGACGGTTACAGCACCAACATTGACCCCGAAAATATGGAGTTCCACCCTAGTGGTTGCTGCGGTTGCTGCATTGTCCCCGATGATTATATCTTCGGGATTAGGTGCGACCACCTTATGTGGTTCACGGGGGAACACGAACGCTTCGGGGACGATAACGGGGGTGTCCTGCTTATGGGGAACCACAAGGGCAGGCTTGTCTTGAAGTTCCTTTGCGAAGAAGATAGTTAGACGTTTTGTCGGGTTCTTGCTATATTACTATCACACGTGATTCGTGGGTGCTGCCGTCTGTTGCATCAGTCCTAGCGGTGGACGGCAGACACCCACACTTTCAAGTTTGATAGGACTGACCCAATGACCGAAACTATGGACCCGACAAGAACCACCACCCGCAAGGCTTACAATCCCGAAGAAGAATGGTTTTTTGTCGCAGAAGCGATGGATATTTTCCACGATAACGCTGACGAACCGCCCGCACAATTCCAATATGACAAAGATGGTATAACCCGAATACCTTACACAAACAAGCAGTGGCTCACTTGCACAGGAATGGAAACACCCCCAAGAACAGGGTTGGTGTGGCTCCGACAAGGAATCCATTACAGGGCAAAAGACCGCCTAATTCACGTAATGCCCATAAAATACTACAAGGGCTTTGAGTGGAAAATTGTATGGTGTATGGTTAAGAATACAATCCTTTGCAGCAAGATTGCAGGCGTAGGGGTTCGCCTGGAAGCCATAAAGGACACAATCTTCTACTATATCAAGGATTTCACGGATTGCCCCCTAAACCTGGTCCCCCGTGTTTCAAATGCGATAGCATTCTCCGCTATGATTATAATAGATGCCTGGTCCGTAAAGAAAGCAGAAGACATTGGCAGCATACAGAAAAAGTATGCGACTACCCGTGGGGCTACAGATTATGAATGCCGTAATGCTTTGTGGAAAATGCTGAAATCCCACGGAATCGGGGATTTACGGACACGAAAGCAGCAGGAATCCCTAATTGACAAAATCATAGGAATGCCCAAGTTTGACCACCTGTCAGCAACGCTAAAACAATCAATCCTGCTGCGATTGCGTAGGGAAAAGTTGCTGAAACCCGCTTACGGAAAACCCGAAAGCCGTGTGAACGAAATCAAGCAGAAGCAGGCAGCAAAGATACCGCTTACAAGTGCTGAAAGAAAATACAGGGAACGCCATAGAGAATTATTCAAGTAACCCTAAAATGCCCGAAATTCGGGCGTTTTTTTATTTATGGCTATGTTATGCGTTAGGAAAAAGGTAACGTTTTCTATGAATACTTTAAGTGGGTATTCTGTTATAAAAACGTGACATTTTTATCTCCGTATAGGTATATATGAAGCCCCATACGATGATAAAAATGTCACGCCAGGTTTGGGCACGAAATGTTCGCTTCGCTCACATTATCGTGCCTAATCACGCCCTTACGGGCGTGATTGTCTATAAGGGTAGAATTACATTTCTTTAAGGTCGGGGAGTTCCAGGCTCGTGAAGCGTGAGTAGGAATGAGTGGGTGCGTAAGCACCCACGAATTACACGAATGCTTCGGAGTAGGGAATATGGGGGGTGTTTGGGGGTTGGGTCGGTTGAATGTATGTTGTAGTGCCTACTATTGGAAATCCGTATGCTTGAGTTAAATCGTCACGAAAGTTCGTATGCACAAGACCCGTTGTCACGTTTTTCGCTACCTAACTAACAGATTATTTGTTATATTTCCCTACAAGAGCGACAGCCACGCAAACACCAACTACCCTTGTGTGTAAAAGGAAGTTTACGTCTATGGCTGAAAATGGACTTGCGGGATTAAGCACCGCAGACTTGTATAAGGCTGCTGCGATAGCCGAAGGCTACGAATCCGTCCCTGTTGACATTGAAACGTTCATTAACGACCCGCACTATATCGGTGCTATCTATGGCGAGGGTCGTGTCTATCCCTATTGGCTTGAAAAGTTGAAGCAGTTGTTCCCGAACCCGCTTTACAGCCCGTTCATTGAAGTCTGCATTACGGGGTGTATCGGTGCGGGTAAGTCCACGGTGTCCATTATCGGGGTCCTTTATGACCTTTACAGGGTCACGCTTCTAAAAGACCCGCATAAGAAGTTCAAACTAATTCCGACCACCCCTATCGTGATTACGCTCATTACGGCTACGATGGACCTGGCGGGTGCCGTGCTTGCGGACCAACTTATTGACGTGATTGGCTGCTCCCCCTATTTCCGTTCCAAGTTGCTTCCAGGCAAGGGCGACCGCATTGACGAAGAAATGTTCCCCCACCACGTCGGTATCGCCTATGGTTCCCGTATGCGTCACTCTTTGGGTAAGGCAGTTATCGGGGCAATCATTGACGAAGCCAACTTCCAAAACGCAGTTGCGGACCAGGCGGTGCAGAACTATAACAGCATTCGTCGTCGTATGTTCTCCCGTTTTATGACAAAGGGTGGCGAAGTCCCCTGCCGTATGTGGGTGGTTTCTTCCCGAAACGAATCCACGTCGTTCCTTGAAAGCCATATTGACGCAGAACGCAACAACCCGAAAGTGGCAATCTTTGAACCTGCAATATGGGAAGTCCAAGCACACAAGGGGATTTATAGCGGGGCGACGTTCCCCGTCTTTATCGGGTCCGACATTGAACAGCCGAAAGTTATTACAAGCGACGCAGAACTTGACGACTACCAGGGGCGAGTTATCCAGGTGCCCGTGGAATACCGCAAGGACTTTGAAAACAACCTGCCAGGTGCCTTGCAGGATTTGGCGGGCGTGGCTACCCGAAATGGCGTGAACCTAATCTACAATGTGGAAGCGTTGGACAAGGCTATGTGCCTTGAAAATTGTATGACTACCGACGAACTGCATTTGACCTTGAACGACAACGACCAAATTGCAGACTTTTATAAGGGCAATCTTCCAAAAGGTAAGTATTACGTCCACCTGGACGGTGGCTTGCGTTCCGACCGCTTCGGTTTCGCTATGAGCCGTGTGACGGAGCAGATTACCGTCAAGACTACTTCTGCCATTAGCGGTATGGAAGTGAGCAAGATTAGCCCTGCCATTGAAGTGCCACTTGTGTTCGGTATCAAGGCGTTGCCTGGTTCCGAAGTCCCGTTTTGGAAGGTCCGTGTGTTCCTGGCACACCTGCGTAGCCAGGGGGTGCATATCGCCCTTATTACGTGCGACGGCTACCAATCTGCCGATATGATGCAGTTGCTCACTAAAATGGGCTTTAACGTAAAATACGCTTCTGTGGATAAAACGAAGGACCCGTATTTGAAATTGAGCAGCAACGTGCTTTTGAGTTTGATAAAAATGCCGAAGTCGCCTATCCTGCGAACGGAACTCATTAACCTCCAAAACCTCCCGAAGAAGATTGACCACCCCGCTACAATCGTGGTGGACGGCAAGCAGGTTGCGGGTGGCAAGGATATTGCTGACGCTGTGGCTGCTAGTTCCTATGAGGCTATCGGTGGTTCTATGACCCTGGGTGCGTCGTCGTTGCTGCAAATGCAGCAGGCACAGCCCACCCAAATGACTATGCACCAACGCCAGGAATACGTTATGGAGCATTTCTTTAAGATGAAAAGGTAGCCATAGGACTATATTAGAAGTATGAGCGTTTGCGATTTGGATATGGAACTTTGGAAGTTCCGTGATATTTATTTTGACGAGGGTCCCCACGTCTATACCGACTCCCTTGGGACCCAATACACGTCCGTGACTACGTTCGTGAAGCAGTGTGGCGAAATCCTGGAACTTGAAAAATATGTGGGCGAGTTCTCACTGCAAAGCGGTGTCCCGAAGGACGACCTGTTTTCTATCTTTGACGGCAGCTTCAAGGATTTGTCGCTTCCCGTAATTTACGAAATGCTTACGTGCGACAGGGCTGACGTTCCCGAAGACTTGCTGAAGGCTTTGGTTGCCCGTGACAAGTATAAGTTCTGCGACATTTTGAAATGGCGTGAAATCGCACAGAACTACGCCACGAAGCACAATATGGACGTTGCCGACGTGCAGGCTATGTGGGACAAGAACAAGAACGAGGCTGCGTCTATGGGCACCCAGGTTCACGCCTATATGGAAAACCTGTGGCGACGTAAGCATTACGAACCCGAAGTCCCCGTGGGTGACTACGAAACCGTCCGAAAGAACGGGTTGGAAGCCTACAAGTATCTGTGCCGTCGGTTCGTCCCTATCCGTAACGAATTTATTGTCTATAAGCCCAAATGGGCTTTGTGCGGGACGATTGACTTCCTGTGTTGGGACCGTGCCGACGACTGCATAGCCATTTTGGATTGGAAGACAAACAAGACAATTGACAGGGAAAACCAATATCGCAGGTGCGTGGGTCCGCTTGACGGATTGCCCGACTGCAACTTCACGCACTATTCTGCTCAATTAAGCACCTACAAGCTGCTCATAGAGAGAATGACAAATTTGCGTGTTGAAGAATTGGCGTTGGTCCACTTGAAGCGTGACGGTTGGGAGTTCATACCCTGTATGGACTTGAGCGTTGAAATAGGTGCTTATTTGGGCAATAGAAACAAGGGGTAAAGATTATGGCAGTTTCAGCCGAAGTAATGAAAGAAGTAATGCAGGAAGCAGCCGACTACTGCGGTGTTGAAATCGGGGACTTGTCGGACGGCTTCCATACGTTCAACAGCCTTTACAGGCAGCGTTGCGTCCTGTTCGCCACGCTTGTAAACCTGTTCCCCGAACATTCCTGGAAATCCAGGAAGCACGAAGACGGCAAGCCGTGTTTCGGGGGCGGTTGGTTCATTGTCTGCATAGACACGCCCGACGGTCCGTATTCGTATCACTACGAAGACAAAGATTGGGATATGTTCAAGTGCAGGTCCCTGGAACGTGCGAAGCACTTTGACGGGCACACTGACAAGGACGTTGGCAGGCTCTTGTCGCTTGCTATGCAGACGTTTGCCAAGCATACCCAAAATCTTGCCTAAAATGGCGTATATCCGTAAGCCGTGCGTTTTGCCGTTTACGGATTTTTATTTATATTTAGGCTATGGCAACAAAGCGTGATAGGGTAAATCGTGTAAAGGGCTTGGTCTATCTACCGATAGACGGTTCCCGCCTGGTTAAAGGCGAGCGGGTCACTTTGACGCACGTCCAGGAAGCTGACATTTTCCCCGACGTGATTAAGGACCCTATGGAAATGAGGGAGCCGATAAATGGCGACGCTGTTGGCGACGCTATCTTTGACGCTATGCTTGATGGCTATTCGGATGATTATTTGGTTTGTGACGCTATGGCTTCTTTTGGAACAGGTAGCATCGTTCTGCATAAAATTTTGCAGGGTACAGGGTTTGACCCCAATATGCAGTTTAACGTGAGGGTTTCTTTGGGTGGTTCTACCCCTGTTTTATATACTATGAAAGCGGGTCAAGCGATTATTTTGGAAGATATACGTGACGGTACACCTTATGAAGTTACAGAAGAAATTACTGCGGAACAGTTAGCTGATGGGTACTCTTTACAGTCTATTGACCCCGCTCAAGGTGTTGTGAATTATTTGAAAAAAATTGATGTGAGTATAATTAACAAATATGAACGTCCGCAGTTTTATGGAAGTTTATTTGTTTCTTTGATTATTACGGGCAATGGGTTTGATGAAGACAAGGTGTTTAAGGTTACTGTACAGTTCAGTGAACCCGTGAATTATTCAGTGGATGGCAGTGAGCCTATTGCTAGGGCTTCACGTATTTATGTTGCAAGGCTTAAACACGGTCAGTCTGTATTACTTGGGCATATTCTTGTTGGTGCAACTTATAACGTAGTAGCAGTTCCGTTATCACCACAAGATATTGAAAGTGGCTATGAGTATTCCTCTGTGACGGGAGGTTCGGGTTCCATAGTGCGAGATGCTACGGCTACGTCTATTGTAAATTACACTTATTACGGAGATACGGGTAGCCTTGTTGTTACCGCCTTGGTGGATAATCCCGAAGACGGGAAACTGTTGCATATAGCTATTACGTTTAGCCGTGTAGTAAACTATTCCGTTAATGGTGGTTCGCCCTTACGTGATGGTTCATCAGTATATGTAGCTACATTGGCACATAATGAAAGTGTTGTGCTTTCCAATATACCTAACGGGGTTTCTTATGCGGTCACACCGTCTATTACTGCAACTGAATTGACAGATGGGTATTCACCCGATACGTCCGATGGCACTTATCCGAGAAGTGGCACGATATTTTCTAGGAATAGCCCCGAACAGGTTGTAGTCAAGTTTGCGAAAACAAATGAATAATGTTATATTGTAGATATGAGTTTTAGTGGGATAGACATAGTTCACGAATATAGCATAGACGGGTCTAATTACATAGACCACGGCTTTGTTGTATTAAAGGATTCTAGTGGCACTACCCGTGTTCCGTTGAACGACTTGCAAGGGTTCAAGGGTGTAAAGACTGTTGAAGAATTGGAATACTTGGCAGGTATGTCTGTAAATGACGTGTATGCTGTATCGGATAGTGGTACGTTGGTAAACCCCGATGGCACGGCTCTGGTAATAGTCAAAGGCGACTTGGTTCAATATGACGGCACTAAATGGGTGTTGATGATTCGTCTAACGAACTATGTGTCGTTTGAAAAGTTCAAGGACACCGTTGAAATGCTAACCGCTGCCATTGCTAGTGCCTTTGCAGCGGAACACGCCTATACCCGTGAGCATATAGAAGAAACTTGGGAAAGTGGAAACCCTCATAATATCAATGCTATTATAGCCGATGGGTTGCGGATGGGTCCTGGGGGTGAGCATACATTGAAGTTTTACAGGTCTAGTCAGCCCTATCCCGATGAATAAGTTTAGAATGGAGGTGCATTATGCCCGAAGGACAAGAATTACAGCAGGTGGCACAGATAGCCGATTACATTTTGTCGCTTATTCGTGACGATAGTGGTAATCGTTGGCTTATCTTTTCAAAGGGTCTTGAAACCCAAGTAACCGTAGGTCTTAATGGCGATGTTACGGGTTCTGTCACTACGGACTTTTCGCAGGGGACTGCGGGTCATAGTGGCAATAACCAAATTACTACTACAATCGGAAATAAGAAGGTCACGCATTCCAAGATTGATGACAGTGCTGTAGAAAATAATAATATAGCCGACCAAACTATTGAACTTAGTAAGATTGCGTTAAGTGCTTTTGGTAATTCGGACCCCGCTACTGATAACGATGGGCATATTACTACACACGCACAACTTGTAAGTTATGTATCAAGCATTCTTCGGGGTTATGGTCAAAACTATGGCGTTTTGAGTGTCGCTGACATTAACGCTATGACTTTGGATAACTTAAACAATGGCGACTTGTGTATTGTAGGGGGTATTGACGAGCAGCACCCCGCCAACGTCATTACATTAGGTAATTTGACAGTCCGTAATGGCGAAAATTTGATTTTCCATAAGACGGGAACAGGGGCATCAACTACGGGAGTATGGCAGTCTATTGACGGTGAGTTCAAGTTGATACAGACTGCTGTAAGTGACCCCGTATCTAGTGGTAGCGGTATAGATTTTATTGCTACTATATCACAGAACACCAATGGCGAGATTACAGTTACAAAGAAATCCGTCCGTATCGCTAATGGGTCGCAGTCGGGCGTGGTTACACTTTCCGATTCGCATACAAGTACGTCGGGGGTGAACGACGGTGCTGCTGCTACGCCAAAGTCTGTCAAGGACACCTATGATTTCGCTGCAACCAAGGCGACAAAGGTGGCTAACGCAACGGAAAACAATCTTGTAGCGTTGGACGCTAATGGTGACTTGAAGGATAGCGGTAAGAAGGCTAGTGATTTTGCCACGTCAGCCCAAGGCAGTAAAGCAGATTCGGCAATTCAAGGCGTTAAGGTAAACAACACTGAACTGACCAAGGATAGTGCTAACAAGGTAAACATTCCTCTTGCAGTAGCCCCTAACCAATCGCAGTCCGTTGCGGGTAATGATGGTGCTATGTCCAAAGAGGACAAGGCTCTTGTAGATACAATACCCGACAAGGCAAACAAGGTAGATAATGCAACAGAAAATAACTTTGCAGCCTTGGACGCTAATGGCGACTTGAAAGACAGCGGAAAGAAAGCAGGCGATTTTGCTGATGTACACCACAGCCACGGCAACATAAACGAGCAGGGTCAGATACTTTCTACGGGTGCAGCAGCCATTTCAAATGGTTGTGCTATTGTATATACCGACCAAACTAATCTTATAAAAAAATCTACGGACACGTTTGACGGAAGTTCGGACTATAAGGCTCTTACTCAAAAGGGAACGTTTGTAGAAATTGTAAAGGATGTCAAGTTAGGTTCCGCACAAGCGACACCGCTTACGAAAACGAATGGCACTGTTGTTATCCCTATGGCAGCACCTACGGGGACGGGTGAAACTAGCGGTTTGATGTCCGCAGCGGATAAGGCTAAACTTGATGGTATTGAAACAGATTCTATAACCGCAACCGACGTTGCCGATATGTGGGCAGCATTGACCGCCTAAAGGAGTTAAAAATTATGGCACAGAAGTTTGTAAATCTTTATGAAACGGAAGCAGCCTATACTGCGGACGCATCTAACAGACCAAGCACATCATCGGTATCTTATGCCATTGACCAAAACAAGGTTCATTATGATGGTGTGAACATTATTACTACCGCAAGTCCAAAGGTGGGCGATGCTGTATATGGTGATACTGCTACGGGCAAGGCTATATTCTATGATGGTGCTACATTGCAGACGCAGGCTAGTGGTGCTGACGCAGGAACACCCGTGGGAACTACGGGGTTGAAGAAGATTGGCTTTGTTGTGGGTCGTAAGGGTAGAAAGGTTCTTATTCATTGGTGGGAAAGTGACCATCAAGAAAAGTTTGCTGCTGTATGGCAATGGGAAGTCACTTTAACAACGTATGCAAATCAAACTTGTGTATTAAAACAATACGATGGTTCTGCTATGACAGAAGTATTCCGTTTTACTACAAGTTCTTCTATAACAACTTTGGACGCATTCGTATCAGAATTGAATACACAATTACGTTCTACGGGTCACGACCCTAATGGGTATAATTGGCATTGCGATAAGGGGGAGAATTATAATGGTGATACTGTTGCATTGATTACTTGTGATAATAATAGCCCATATCAACGTTATCAAAGTCCTATGTTTGCATCGGACGGAACGACTGCGGTATGTTCTTTGACTATGTGTAATTATTTACCTGTATTTAGTAAATTGACCCGTAAGGATGGCAGGTCTTTTGATAACTACGTTGTTATGAATGTTGATAGGTATATTGCTAATAATTCTAACATAGATTCTATTGGAAACTTGGCATCGTTTACTGCTGACGCAGATTTGGTTGCTAAATATGGTTCGGGTGAAGCGGGGTTCCGTGCTTATTTGAATGACCAAATGGCTATGATTCCGTGTTCAACTAATGGTTATCCTGTTTGCTACGGAAAATCAAGAGAATGGAGTAAGTGGTTGGCAGGTAGGGCATATACCAAGTTGGGAGAGTCTTCTACGTCAAAACAGTTTAGTGCTGCTGCTTGGTGTGACTCTGTTGGCATAAGCGGTATATCACAGTTGCAGCCTGGAGATTTCTATATGGCAGGTTTTGAAGAAGCTCTGTCATTTATGGGGAATATGGTTTATCCTAATGATATTTTAGATAAGACTACTGCCAAAATGGGCACTGTCGCATCCTTGTTGGCTAATTACCGTTGGTTGTGTGCTAGGCGTCATACTTCTTACGCTTGGTATTTCTCCTCTGCGGGTGTTTCCGGCTCCGACGCCTTCTATCCTTCGCTTAGGGTGTCCGCTGTGGCGCTCTTTGATTTGGACGCTTAAAAATTTTTGGCTTCTTAAACTCTTAAAGGTGTTTCGGTGCTTTTCTGCGCCGAAACACCGTCCTTAAAGCTATGGCTAATACAAACAACCTATTGTCGTCTAGTATTTATATAGATTGTATGCAGTTATTGTCTGTAACTAATGAGCTAATCTGTGGTTTTCCTAATTGGCAGAAAGACTGTTTAGGTTCTAGGTTGTTTGGAACATTGACAGACGTAGTTTCGTTATATTCGGATGCCTACCAAGATAGAAAGTGTAGATTACAGAAATTAGAATCTTGCATACAGTTATTTGGTAGATACGTTGTTTTTATTCGTTGTGGTATAGAAATAAAGTTAATCAATGAAAAGATGATGGCACGTTTGTTTTTACTTATAGATAAGGTAAATACAGGATTGGGCAAGTATAGGGGGTTCTCTCAAAAGTGCGAGCAAATAAACGACTCTTCAAACAATGGGGTCGGTGCTGCTGTTTAAGAGGAGGCTTCGGTATCATTTATACCATTATCGTCAGTAAGCCTTGTCACTAGCATCCTTGTTGGCTAATAACCGTTGGTTATGTGCTAGGCGTAATACTAATAACGCTTGGAATTTCAACAATACGGGTGTTTCCAACAACAACAACTTCAATAATACGAATAGGGTGTCCGCTGTGGCGAACTTAAAGGTACACGATTGGGAGAACCTTTCTTTTGGTTGAGTTTGAGGATATAATACACGCATATTTGCAGGCACGTAAGAATAAAAGGCGTTCGCACGATTCCGTAGTGTTTGAGTTGAATCAAGAACAGAATTTAGTCCGATTATGGAAGTCTGTAAATAATAGGACATTAGATACCACTGATAATTATACTTTCGTTGCAAAGGAACCTCATATCCGAGAGATATTTGCTACGGCTATGTCTGTTAGAGTTATACATCATTACTTGGAATGGCGGTTGCGTCCTATATATGAAAAGTTGTTGCCTAGAAATTCGTTCAATAACAGAAAGAATATGGGGTTGCATAAGGCAATAGCAAAGGTTCGTAAGGATATTAGATGGTTGTCGGATAATTACGACCCTTCGTCTGATACGTGGATAATTCATTTGGATTTTAAGGGGTTCTTTCCTAATGCTGACGTAGAGGTTGCGTTGAAGCAGCAATTAGACATAATAGATACTTATTATTTTGGGTATGATAAGAATGACTTGAAATATATGATGTCTGCTGTAATGCGTTCGGACCCCGCAAGGCATTGTCGCAGGTTGGGTTCTATTAGGGATTGGGATATTATACCTAATGGAAAATCTTTGTTTGACAAGCCCGTTGGTATAGGCGGTGCCATTGGGTTCTTATGTTGGCAGAATGCTATGGGTATATATGCAAGCAATGTTATTAAATGGTTGTCTAGCGTAAGGTTCCATAGGGTAACAGTGTTTGTTGACGATGTTTATATAGTGACTACGGATAAGCAGGCTACTTTGGCTATGCTTCCGATATTGCGGGAACGGTTGCAGGATATACACGTGAAATTGAACGAGGATAAGTTTTATTGCCAACATTACACAAAGGGCGTGATGTGCTTGGGTGTTATGTGTAAATATAGCCGTACTTATTGCCGTAAAAATTTGTTAAAGCGAGCATTGAAGCGTGTGGCGTATTGGAAGGGTCAAGTGAGTTCTATGGTATCGTATGACAGGTTGCTTTGTTCCGTAAATACCTATGCCTGCATATTTAGGGACAATAATAATTATAAAGAACGTATATTGTTCAAGAACGCAGTTATATCTAATTTTGGGGATTATTTGGAGTGGAACGTCAAGAAGACTTGCTTTGCCCTGCAAAATAAATTTATATTTAAGGAAAGAATGCTTAAATTTTTCGGTAAGCCCGAAGGGAGTAAAAACTTATGCCTAAAACCATAGACGAAAAGAAACGGAATATAAGCACGGCAGCAGTAAACGCCATATTGACTACCTTGAAAGCCTATGTGGACTCCAAGGACTCTGCATCGGAAACGGAACTTGCTGACTTGGCTAGGGTTGTTGCAGAAGCATTGAACGACCTTAACGCCCGTATGCAGACGATTGAAAGTGAACAGGGCTTGCCTTTTGGCGATATTGTTGCCGACAGCATCAATACACAGGTGATTCCTATGGTCGGTGGCAAAGCTATAGTCCTTACGGGAAGTGGTGCCCCGCAGGTAGCCCCCGACTTCGTGGGTCAGTTCTACATTGACACATCAACCCCGAATGTCTATTTCGCTACGGCTACGGGAAATGTTAGCGGGTGGAAGAAACCCGTGTATGACGCTAATTACGTTCACACAGACAACAACTTCACTACGGCTTTGAAGACTAAGTTGGAAAATCTGTATGACAAGACTACATTGGACAGCATTCTTTCGGGGAAGGAACCTGCATTTACCTTGACGTATGACGCTTCCAATCACGCATTGGTAAGTTCAAAGACTATAATAGTTCCGACTACTTAATTAGGTCTTCTTTTTAGGGATTTGTGCGATGGCTGAAAATGTTGAAGAATTGGGTTCCGTAGAAACACCCCAAACTAGGGATGTTGCTAGGGCTAGTAGTCCTGGTAATTTTTCCGTTGAGGACTTGAGGGATGGGTCTAACATATTTACGCTTGTGATGAACCAACTTCATACGATTGCGGAGAGTGTGAATGACTTGAACCAACGTCTTTCTGCACTTGAACAGTTGCAGGGTAGATACGGAAACGTAGTTGCGGATTCGGTGGACGCACAGTCTGTAAAGGTTGGTGGCGTGGATGTAATGACACAAGGGGGCGACTACGCCCCGAAGAACCACGCATCGTCACAGACCACCTACGGGCAGGCTACCACGGGCAATTACGGACACGCCAAGTTGAGCAATGATACCTTGAACGCCAACAGTACGGGGACGGCAGGCGTGGCTTGCTCCACGGGGCATAAACATTCGCAGTATGGCTCACAGTTGTCTGTTGCATTAGGGAACCAAGTTTCTTTGAAAAATAGTAATGGGCAGGTATTAAGCACTATAACAGTAGAAGCTACGGGTGGACTTACTTATAAAGGCTACCTAAATATGGACCCCCAAATTACAAACCCCGATTACCCTATATCTACTCCCGCTGCCGTCCGTGGCGATATGTATATCTGTAATAAATCGGGTGTCGTTAATGATAGGTGGAATGTGCTTCCAGGAACAATTTTTATTTGTAAGGCAGCATCAACACCATTCGCTTATGACCCTATTGACGGATTTTATTACTATAACATAGACCACGCAGACGATTGGGATTGCGTTGTCGTTACTGCAAGCCCATCGGGAAATTTTGTGTTAGGTCCCGCAGTATCAACTCAAAATGCAGTTGCCCTGTTTGACGGTGTAGGCGGTAATCTGTTAAAAGATGGACCCGTGTATGACCCTAATACAGATACATTAGGTGTAAATTCTAGGACGGCTTCAAAATGGGCTAATCCTATAAGGGTAAATTTACACGATGGTAAAAATCATTGGGGTTATAATGCTTATATAGATGGTAGCGGTAATGTTGAAATTCAGTTACCTTTAGTTATACAGGCTAATCAATTCATAGGTCCTCTTAATGGAACGGCAACAAAAGCTACATCTGCCGATATAGCTAGAACACCCGATGCTGTAAATGGCGATAAACTGCAAATAGGTTCGGGAAATTCTGTTAATGTGGTTAATTGCGTGAATGCTAGCAATGCCGTTTACGATGGCGGTGGTAATAACATAGCAAATACTAGGTCGTTCAAGTATAATGGGTATAGGCAGCAGTGGGCATATTATTATGGAAAACCTGCAAGTTCCATTATAGACGTTGTTTCTAATTCTTACAAAATTCTTCATTTTACGGATAATTTAGCTACAAGTTACCCTATATCGGGTATTCATTTAATGATGTCAAACGGGACCCCCCGTGCTTCGGGTAGTTGGCGACAATGTATTGTTACCATAGACCTAGTTATAGTGGCTAAATGTACGACGGGTAACGAATTGTGCTATGTTGAGTTAGTTACTACTGATGGAACAAATTATGTTCCGTTTTGTCCACGTAGTTGTATGCGGTTTGTCGTTATAGGTGATGGTGTTAGTCGTCCCTATAACCTTCATTGTAGTTTTAGTATAAACCTTTTAGAAGATGGTTACTATGATGCGGATATTTCAAGGTATGCTACGGGGGCTGATGATAGACCTTGTTATTTGGCAGCAAGAACGGCAAGTGGTTCAGTGCGTATAGATTATTATGTTGTGTGGTCACAAGTTATTGGTCAACGATTTGTAGAGAGCAATACCTATCCGTATGAATGAAGTATTTTATTTTAATTTTTTCAAAAAGTATTGACAACCATTTGGTAATTAGTTATATTTAGTGTGTCTAGTGAATAGCCTCTTAACCGAGGATATAACAATGCCACATATAATTTTATTACTGCTGCCTTTGCTAGTTGGAATGGTTGCTTGTGATGATTCTATAAATTCTGCAAATTCCGAAGATTCCAAAGAATTTATAAGTTCATCTACGACAACCCTGCAAGAACTAAATGGCGGGGATTCCGTGGAATCCATACGGATAGACAGGGGTAGTTTTAGTTCTAGTGATACCTATATAGAATCGTCTAGTACCTATGTCAATGATAGCGATTTCAAGAAAATCTGTGTAGGCATTCTCAATGAACTTTTAGATTATTCCATATTGTCCGAGGAAAGACCCGAAGAATTGTGTGCAGCAGAAAAGAATGCTTTGCAATTCGTGGGTTTTTTTGAATGGCGAGATACATCGCTGTTTTGAGTTGTTGGACCCTTATTGTCTAGGTTCGCAAGAAAAATCTATGGGTAGTTATAATTGTTGTAGTATTAACCTGGATTATGATAATGATTTCAAGAAACGGCTCTGTAACGCAAAGAAGTTAAAAGGCGACATAGGTTTTGTAGATTGCGATTGTTCCTGCGTGGAATAATTATTTCGGTTCTTTCTTATGAGATATTACACAATAGACAAAATTGATTTTGGTGGGGGTATTAAGGCTATACTGCCAAAGAAAATCCGTGTACGCAGAAGCGATGACTCCACACAGCAATATATGTATGTGTTATATGCCTTGCTGAAACAAATTCCAAACTTGACATACTCCCACAAAATCTTGTGGGATTCTAGCAAGCACCCGAAATCGGGTGCTTTTTGCTAAAGGTAGATGTCCCTACCTTTTGTAGATTTAGAGCAGCGTTTAAGTCCCTGTTGTGGTGTGCCCCACATTCGGGGCAGACCCATTCACGGATATTTACGTCTTTCAACGCTGTATTCTTGAAACCACAAGAACTGCACAACTGCGAAGAAGCAAAATACTTGTCTGCATACATAACGGTCTTCCCCGTCTTGTGTGCCACGTATTCCAAAATAGACAGAAACGCATTGAACCCGAAATCGTTTATGGATTTCTTGAAACGTTTGTCCATACTAGCCAAATCAAGGGTTTCAAACACCATTACATCGTAAGTTTTACACAGCCTATGTGCCAACTTCCAATGCAGGTCTGCTCTTTGATTTGTTACCTTTTCGTGTAGTTTTTGTAGCGTCCGCAGCGAGCCTCGTTTCCCTTTTGACTTTGAGTATTTACGGCTCAAGTTCCGCAGGGATTTTAGGTTTTTCTGCAAGAGTTTCGGAATACAGCAATCCGAGCCGTCGGACGATACAAGAAAGCTGTTTAGGCTGAAATCAAAGCCAACGATTTTACCCGATTTTGCGATGTTTTCTGCCTTGCTTTCCTGTTCAACGACAACGTATATGTAGTAGCCGTTGCTCTTACGTTTTACTGTTAGAGTCTTTATCTTGCCGTCAAAGTTCCTGCTGTTCCAATAAGCGAACTCTTTTGCACCTATGCGAACTTTATTGTTATCGTGAAACTTATACCCATACTGCTTCGTTGTAAAGGAATGATATTTGTTAGCCTTTTGAAAATGCGGGGGATTAGTCTTTATACCTTGCTTTAGGTTTGAAAAGAATAATCTATAAGCCCTGTCAATCCTGTCCGTAATATCCTGTATAGCCTGCGAGGGAACTTTAGCCCATTCGGGGTGATGTTTCTTTAACTTTGTTAAATGGCGGGATAACCCATATTTATTCAAAGATTTATGGTATAAAGCATAATACCTCCTATGGAGGGCTATGCAATGATTGTATATACGCCCTGCGACTACAAGTATGTCATCAAGATACTTCAAAGCATCCCGATTGTATAGCTTATACTTGTATGTCCGCAACTCTATCATAAATAGCAAAATGTCCTCGAAACACTTAAAATTGGCAGTCAGCATTCCGAGGACATTCTAAAAATCTAACATTGATAGGAGGACTGCCAAGAACTCTTATCAAATAAAAGTTGTATAAACAATATACAAAAACTTTTCCTAGTTGGCAATTAGTTCCAACATCCCACGGCTAAATCCGTGGTTTTTTGTTTCAGCGTAAGTTATTTATGGTAATACACGGCATATAGTTTGATTTCTGCGTAGATTTTGTTAAAATTGCCGATAAATCTATCATTTTGTAATAATCCTTGTTGCTGATTTTTAGGCAGTAATTTATATTTTTGACATATAATCATATAAGGAGTGATACTTATGCTTAAAATAATCCCCCACGAAGCTAAATCCAAAGAAACGGAGCAGCCCCTTAACAATACAGAAGAAACTTGTGGTAAGCCTAACGAGGATGCTTCCGCAGCGAGTGTGTTTGACACCCGTAAGAAGGACACATTGTCACGTATTGAAACCTTGCATAAGTTGGTTTCTAGTTTTGAACCGCCTACGGAGGACATAACTCACGATACTATTAGCGATATGGATTATATCCTAGAATCCCTTGACGATGTTATTAAGGACATAAAAGACGCTACAGGTCTTGAAGAATAGGTTTTAAAGTATGCTTCGTATAAAGATTCACGAACGTCTTAATGAAGAATTAGGACCTGTTGCGGTTGGCGACCAAATATGGGCATCCGAGGATAGTGCTAGTTCCGTTACGTGGGAAGAAGCCAAGGCTCTTGCAGAAAAAATAGACGGGTGGCGGTTGCCGACTAAAGAAGAATTACTGCATTTGGTAAATTCAAGTGAGATGTCGTCTATAACAGACAACCACGACGGGTGGTTAAACGGAAGAAGGTATGCTTCTTATTGGAGTTCCACACCCTATGAAGGTATGAATAAGACTATGGCGTATGGTATGACTATAAGTCATTTTAATAAGCGTGTTCACGCTTTTCTTGCTACGGATAATCTACGGGTTCGCTTGATAAAAGAATAACTTGTTTTATGGCTACGTGTTAGTATAGGGGCGTATTTAACATATGAATATCTTCGGTCAGTTTACACAGCGGTTTTTGAACACCTTTGCGGATTACACGATGCTCAACCAAATCGGGCAGCGTGTGACGAACGTTGAAGAACTAATTGCTTCAAATGAACACGACCGCCAGGTTATTCGCCAAATGGCAAATAACGGGTCGTCCCAAATGTATCTGCTCACGCAACTCTATGAGCAGTTTACCCGCTATCGTGACGACGTGAACAAGTATGAGCCGTTGAAAGCCCATTACCTTGTTATGGCTATGATTGAAACTATGTCATACGATATTCTTGCTGTGGACCCCCGCACCAACCTTACGTTTGACATTACGGTGGACGACCGCTACAACAAGTCCAACGTCGCCAACCAAATCGTGAACACGTTCCGACGTTCCACGCAGTTGGATAAATACATTTCCAAAATCCTTTTTGACGCTATATTCTACGGGCAGTATTTTGTTGAATACATACGTGACAAGCAGGGACATATCGTTGGCTTGAAAGACACGTTCCAACCTGGTTCTATCTTTACGATTACCTTGGAAGGTCTTAATGCCACGCCTATGTATTACAAGTTGTCCGTGGACCAAACCAACCATATTGAAATCCTGGATAACAAGGAAATCGTGTGCTTGGATATGCAGTCGGACCGCTACCGCTATTCCTTGTCTTCAATGAACGTGTCCTTGCAGTCCAGGGACGCTGTTATTGCACAGAATGGTAGTCTAGGTCGTCCGTTCTGCTTTGAACTCTATGACAAACTTACAGCCCTTGAAATGTTGGAGCAGTTGGACCTTGCGTCAATTAACGCTTCGCTCCAACGTAACTCACTTGTATCTGTGACGGCTCCCGATGGTCTTGACCTTGAGCAGTTGAAAGAATTTACAGCCTGGTATGAAAAGGCGATTAACAACACGGGTGGTGATACCGTCACGTCTTACAATCTTGACACTATTCGTATGTATGCAGCCGAAGCCACGAAACTGCGTGTAATCCCGCAGCAAAGTCAGCGTGGGGCTATTGCTGCTTCCCTGGGTGCTGCCGAAAATGCAAGCGTTGAGGGTCTTCCCGACCGCATTAACAACCTGCGTAATCTAATCCTGGATATTAAGTCCATTCCTGCCGAATTTATCTTTACGGGTCGTGACGAACAGAAAGTTGGCGGTGCGTTAAGACGCTACGCCCGCTATGCCCGTAAGGTCAAGGCGGGACAGGCTGCTTTGCAGGCGTTCCTGGAAAAGATTGTGACCGACCTGCTTAAATCCTATGGGCACGACGTTACGGGCAACCTGGTAATTCAGCAGTATTGTGCTATCAATACGTCCGAACTTGACCGCTTGGAATATGCCGACGCTTCTGCTACCGTGATTAGCAACGTCTTTAACGTCCTTGATACTATCGTGAACAATGAGAAGATTGCTCCGTATGTAAACATCAAGGCTTACATCGCTTATGTGGAATCGCTGCTTGACGGTCTTGCGGGTGCTTCGCAGATTATTAACGTTGACAGGAACAACGCAGACGCAAAGTCTAGCAGCGGTAAGAACGCACCGTTGAAACAGAATGGCTAAAAAAGACTATATCTACGTTCACGGCAAGCCTATTCACGCAAAGAAACTAGCGGAGGCTTGTGAGTTTAATAAGGGCTGCTCCCGCTACATAACAGCCCGCAAGAAAGCCCGTGAACGCTCAAGACAGATTCGTGAAAAGAACGGTCCGCAGTCTATGGAATGGGTGCAGTCCGCTCTTTTCCTGTATGCCTGTAAGAAGTATGGATTGAGCAAGGACTTGAAGCGGGCGATATGGGCTTACACCACGGCTATGGTCGTGAAGTTGGAAAAGTTTGTAGCCGACTCCGAAAAGATAGCAGAGCGGGAGGGTATTGCAGACACGTTCCATTGGGTAGCCTTGCAACTTCGGGCTGCTATCCGACACCACACCAAATTGCTAGATATGTTCAAGGACGAAGAAATTGAAATCCCGCCCTTGACGAAAGAGGGCAGTTGCATAAGTGGCATTACACACCACCCTACGGACAAGGACACCAACGAAGCGATTTCCTACGTCCTGTCGGATTTCAAGCAGCAAAATCCCGAAGCCGAACACCTGCTGCCGAAAAAAGACGAAATATAATAGATAGGTTATAGCACTATGTATGTTATTGGAAAATGGTAGCCTCGGAGAACTGTGCCCATAGACGCTGTGGGTAAAGGAATACGTGAGTATGTGAACTATTTAAGCGTAGAATCGCTTAAACGGATTGTTTTCGCATCAACGGGTTTGCGTGTGCCCCGCTATCACTAGCAGGCATAGTGGCAACTCCCTCCACGGTGGCTTGTTCCAAGCACACGGCTCTCTTTGACGAGCCAATCATCAAGACTACACGGGCAGAATGAGTGTCCCTGTCTAGCGTATAACCACACGAACACTTGTAGATTCTATCCGCAAGTGTGGGATGGTTTATACATCCGCAGGCAGGGCACATCTTTGTGGTAGGCTCCCACTTTGAAATCTTGAAACTGCGACCGCTCACTTCCAATGCGACAAGTCGCTGTTTCAATAACCCAAGACAGGACGATTGGACCTGTTTTCCGAATAACCCTTTTTGCCAACCCTTAATCTGCTCGTCTTGAAAGTAGATTACATCATAATCGGTCGTTAATTTGTGGTATATCTTGTTGGCGAAGTCTTTTCGTTTATTCGCCAATCTTTCATACTCACGCCTTAACTGACGCATACACCTGTAATATCGCCTTGACTTCTTCTCGTTCTTCCTAACTCCACGTTTGTTCAGTTTGCGTGACAGGAATTTTAGATAGTCAGTTTCTCGCACATTGCACTTGTATTTGTCACCGTATGACGTTGTTATGGAATCCTTTATGCCGAAATCAAGACCTACATTGCGGTTGGTAGGAATCCTTTTGGATTTCGGAAGCATAACGCTAACCTTGACGTAATAGCCACTAGACTTACGGACAAGTTTAGCGTCCGCTATTTCAAACTTTTCAAACTGCTGTAATTGGTTAATCCCGTGAACCCGAAGTTTACGGAATCCTGGAATTGTAATCCTGCACCCGTCTAGGATTTGTGTGTAGCCCGTAATGATGGGCAGGCAATTAACTTCGGACTTGAAGTGTAACGCCCCGACCTTGATGCCCATTTTCTTGGCTTTTGCAAGGTTCACAATGTCCGTCCTCTTTTGGGCTACTGTTGCCCTGTGGAGAACGGACGGGAGTGTTATAGGGCTTTCAACAGGGTTCTTTTTCTTGTCGTAGTGGACTACATTCTTGTGTTCAGTGTATTTATAATCAAACAGGGATGCACCCTCGTTCTTTTGCGAGAGCGATAGCATATCGTTGATTACCCACTTTGCTTCCTTAAAGCATTGGGCTAACTTCGTGAACACTTCTTTAGGATTATGGCGTATGGAAACCTTGAGTTCAAAGACACGGCAGACCTGGGTCTGCCGTCTAGCCCTTGTTTCGGAAATGGATTCCCGAATCCTGGCTTTAGTATCTTCGCTTCTTACTGTTTCCATAATTTGACTTAAACGAGCATCTATCAATACCTAACTCAAATATAAATTATTTCGTGGCATAGAAGAAATTTTTTATTTCTTATATTCGTTTAGGAGGTCTAGCCCATATCTTAAAGAGGGCTAGTTACCAATAGTCTATTTGTCATTTTATAGATATATAACAGATAATCTATTGCAAATAGCGTGGTATTATGTTATATTTGTAGTGCGACAACCACGTAATTTGACTCTTTTATAAAGATAAAGGATTTGTAGTATGCCAAGAAATGTGCCGAAGCGGCGTTGGCTAGATACAGAAATCGCCCTTGTGAAGCAGGGTGAAGTCCCCGAAGGACGAACCTACTTGCAGGCTGCGTCTTACGCCCACAAGCACAATATCCCCTGGAAAGAACTTCGTAAGAACACTTGCAAGTGGTGGTGGACACCCACAGAAGACCTTGCATTAAAAGCAGGTAAGGTTGTCCCCAATCGTTCCTGGGAGTCTATCCGACAGCATAAGGAAGCCTTGGGAATACCCCGTTCTGCAAAGCCCCGATTCTCCGACTTTAAGGCTTTCAACGAAGCGAACAGCAATTCCATTAACATCATCCACAGAAGCAAGCCGAATGCCCAGGAAGAAGAAACGCCCGAATCCGTTTGACGAATTGTGCAAGCGGTTGGACCCACAGGCTAGTTTTGAAGACAACGCAAAACGAATGTATGACCTGTTGGTTAATGGTAAGTTTGATATGCACACCGCAGCAGAAATCCTTGTGGAAGCGTCCGTTATGCCGAACCTTGCACAAGAGAATCACAAACTTTGTGCAGCCGTAAAGGACCTTATGCGTAAGTTGGACAAGGCTGACGAGTGCATACGTGGTTTGTCCGAACAGCAAAAGGAAATGGCTATTGCGTCGCAGGAGGGTGTCACTATTGAAGAAGAACGCAGGGCTGTGAAATTTTTGAAGTTCCCAAAGGGTCCGAAAGTAAATTGACGCTATCTAACTATATACCTATTAAGAGGTAATTATTATGGCACGTAAATTTGTCTTTGACATTGAAACTACTCCCCGTCCTGGAATTATGGACACGTTCTACCCGCAGTGGGCTGAATCCAAATACCCTGGAAAAGAGGGTCAAGCGTTGGAAGATATGGCTGCACTTCACGCTGAATTTGGTATGATTTGTGCTATCGCCATTGGTAATGCCTTGACAGACGAAGCACCGAAAGTCTATACGGCAGGTAGCGTTGAAGAAGAAAAGGAACTCATTAAGTCAGTTACCGATATTTTTGATAGCGAAAACGCTGTCCTGGTCGGTCACAACATTAAGGGGTTTGATATTCCTTTTGTTGCGAAGCGTTTTATGGCACAGGTCGGGTTTGTCCCCCGTGCCCTTAACTTTGGTGGAAAGAAACCCTGGGAAATCCCGCACATTGACACTATGGAGCTTATGCGTTTCGGTGGCGGTGCGTCTATGTCCCTGCGTTCCGCTTGTTTGATGCTCAATATCGCAGACCCCAAGGGTTCTGTGTGTGGCTCCGAAGTCCCGCAGTTGTTCCGTGAGGGCAGGACCGCTGAAATCGGTCAGTATTGTGCGGGCGACGTTGTGGCAGAACGTGAACTTTACAGAAAGATTATGAAGGCTTTGTCTTAATTATGGCTCATAAAATTTACATTGGTATTGACAACGGTACGTCGGGCACTATCGGTTGGATGGGCGACGGCATTGAAACGGGTTTCGCTGAAACCCCTAAATTTGAAGAACAATCCTACACGAAGGCTGCGAAGAATATCAGCCGTATTAAGCGTTCCGCTTTGCGTGAATTGGTATTGAAGATTTTGGGCGATAATCAGCCGTGCGAAGCAATCGCAGTCCTGGAACGTCCCCGTGTGAACCCGAAGCAGTTTGTCACGACGCTTTCGGCTATGCGGGCGTTGGAAGCGACGCTTTGTGTTTTGGAAGATTTGGGCGTTCCGCTTACCTATACGGACTCCCGCCCGTGGCAAAAGAAAATGTTGCCCCAGGGCTTGAAGGGTTCTGCCGAACTCAAGAAAGCATCCAAGGAAATAGGTTGTCGTCTTTATCCGCAGTTCGCAGAAGAAATCAAGAAGCATAAGGACGCAGACGGGTTGCTTATTGCTGAATGGGCAAGCAGGGAGCGTTTATGAGTAGTATAATTGAGCAGCAGGATTTGGTGGCGACACCTGTTGACATTGAAACGTTCGTAAAGGACCCGCAGTATCTAGGGAGTATCGTTGGCGACGGTATTTACCCGTATTGGTTGGAGCAGTTCAAGAAAATCTATGCTGCTTCCGAGGGTTCCCCGTTCTTTCTGTCGGAGTATAGCGAAGTCCTGTTTGCGGGTGCTTTGGGAGCAGGCAGAAGTTTTGCTGCTATCGTAGGGTTCCTGTATGAACTCTATATCCTTACGCTTGTTAAGGACCCGCACAAGAAATGGTCCCTGCTGCCGACTACACCGATTGATTTGGTGGTAATTACTGCGGACGCAAGCAATACGCTTCTTTCCGACCGTATCTTGGACTGCATTAACGTGTCCCCGTATTTCAAGTCTATCCTGTTGCCGAATAAGGGTTCCGCTCTTGAATCCGATATGTTCCCCAACCACGTGGGTCTTGCTATTGTGGCTAATAATCGGTTATTGTTGGGACGTGCTATTTTTGGTGCTATCGTGGATGATAGTTGCTTCCCGCAGGAAAAGCCCCTGTGCGATTTATGGTTAAAGAACATATCCGAACTATACATTTGTTCGTGGCGACGTGGGTTTTCCAGGTTCGGCTGTGCAGGGACTACACCGCTCCGTATGTGGGTAGCCGTGGCTTCAAGTTCTCCCTTGTATGCCCTGGTTGACGAACGTAGAAAACGTGGCTATGGCATATACTATGTTTCTCCGTCTATTTGGGAAACACAGGCGTTTAAGGGTATCTATTGCGGTGATACGTTCTCCGTGTTTGTAGGTTCCGATACGGAACCCCCGAAGATTGTCACGGACATAAACGACCTTGTAAAATACAAGGACAAGGTTATCCAGGTTCCTGTTGAATACCACCAGGATTTTGAAAAGAATATCCGTGCTGCTGTTCAAGAATTGGCGGGCATTCCCGTCGCAAAGTTTTAATCACAAAACCGCTGTGTGTCACAGCAAAGGAAAACTAAAATGGCTACTAAAAAGGCTGCTCCGAAAACTGAAACCAAAGTCGCACCGAAAGTAAAGGTGGTCGCCCCGAAGAAGGACGTGAAGTCTGCTCCGAAGAAAGACGTTAAGGCTGTCGCTCCGAAGAAGACCGCTCCGAAGATTATGGCGAAGTTGGTTCCCGCCAAGGCTGATGCTGCTCCGAAGCAGCAGGACCAGGGCTACGTTGTCCTGGAACACGACCTGCTTACGCAGAACTACACGATGATTATCCACGAAGCGGATTACAAGTTTAACGCTCCGCACCACTTCAAGGTTATTGCTGCGAAGCCCGACACAGAGGGCGAACATAAGGGGCAGAACCGTGTAATCGCCATTGTTAATTTCCAGGAAGGACCGATTAAGGAAAATGGCGTGAATGGCGTTGCAAATGAAGATTTGCTCGGTATGGTCCTTGCCCGACTTGAAGGCTTCCAAAACAGCGAATACAAGTGCCGTGAAAACGCTTGTGCCATTACGAAGATTGAAGAAGCCCTTATGTGGCTCCGCAAGAGAACTAACGCCCGTGTGAAGCGTGGCGTGGAAGGCACTTCCAAGGTCTAACAGGGGGACGCACAATGGCTAAAAAGAACGTGAAGAAACAGGCTCCGAAAAAGAGCCTTGCAGAAGTTATCGTTGACCTTGAACTTGAATTTGACGTAGTTGCAGGCAACGTAGAAAGACTTGACGCTGCCCTTAATCGTGGCGATAGTTTCGCCAAGGAAGTCG